GAAGATTTTCATGGTTTTTTATCATGGATGCATCCCTCTCAGCGTAAATCTACGTGAGGAAGCGGCATCAGTTCCTGCGGGTAGGTGGGAGTCCAGGTTTCGCAACCTGGTCTCTTGCCTATCCAAGGGGTTGAAAGGAGACGAAGACTCAGGCCTCGAGGAGGCCTGGGACTACGTCTACACAAACTTATGGGAGCACAGATGGGGAGGTAATACCTTCTCATTCTGTAAACCCAAACAACAAATTGCCATCTTGGCCACTCGTACCTATTGGTACAAGCGGCTTAAGAGGCATAATAAGAACCTTCTCCATAGGTTGTTAGAGTCCCGTAACGGGGCGCTACAACTTAAGGAGATTTTACATACTGCGGATGGTGTATTAACAACTTTGTTAATATCCTATCCCGAGATATTTGTTACGGCTAGAGACCAAAGTGCTTACTTGGTGTCTGACCGTATCATGAATAGTGTTATCTCCAACGGGTTACAAGACTACGGTGGTCTTGTAACCTCGTTGAAGAAAATGCGGAAAAGGGTTCGGAAATGTGCTTTCACTGGCGTGAAAGCATCATTGACCGAACACGAACAAAGACGACTCGCGTGGGCTCAACTGGTCATTGACCAGTTCAACTCACGCGTAGGAATCAATAGTAAGTCCAATATGTTCCGGGCCTGCGTATTCACGCAGTCCAGAGCATCTGGGCTAGGAAACAACAAGATGGCGGCCGAAGCAATAGACAAGTTTATTGCTGAAGTCACCATCGAGAAGGAGTTCAAACCTGATAAGGATTTAATCGAGTCAATCGATTTCATTCTTGATCAGGTTGTTACACAAGCAGCTGGGAATCCCCAGTTCAGGATCTCGTTGTCAACGAGCGCCTGCACTGAGAATTCCAAAAAAGAAGAAGGAAAGTTCGGGTACTTGCGTAAAGTACCTGACCTTCCCTTCATCCCACCATTTAGTGTTCGCAATCCTGGAGGCCAGTTAGGAAACTGGGCTTTCAGGAAAGCGATCGAAAAGGTAAACTCTAGTAGCGACGACATTTATAAAACAAATGTCGCCGCTATTAGAGAAAATGCAAAGGTTAGGGTTGTTCAGAGCGGTTCTTTTTACAAAGATGCGCTCCTTCAACCCTTCTCACATATGACAATCCAAGCTGCAAAGAGCATGCGCTCTTTGAAGAATGGATTATCTTCTGGTAGATTAGGATGGAACTTCATCAGCCGGATCGATCACCTCGATCCGGTTGATGGTCACGTCCTATTCGAAAAACATAAAAGGATAGTAAGTCTGGACTGGCGTTCAGCCACAGATATACCATCCTTTAAATCAGCACATATGGTGATGGGTAGACTCCTCGAAAAGATGAGACTACCCGCCTCCATACTAGATCCCATCAAATGTATATGGCCTGGTCCAAAGGACATATACATTAATGGAAAATTCCACTCGGTCCAGGTCAATGGAGTCCCCATGGGGGATCCGTTGACCAAGTCCAACCTGTCTTTAGCTCACCCTATCTGTGAGGCATACGCCTCAAAGAAAGAGCCGAGCGTAAAGGTTGTGCACGACGGCAACGGGGATGATACAGCTATCATCCTCGGTGCTGACGAGCCATCTAAAATGATTAGGTGGGTCGAATACTTCAACAACGCGGCAGCGATGTTGGGGTATGAACTCTCCGAAGACGACTTCTTCATAACAAGTTCCTGGGGAACTTATTGTGAAGAAGTCTTTCATATTCCACTTGACCGCTTTAACACTGTTCGTACAGCGTCAAAGCTCAAGGATAATAGATTGTTACCGTACCTGGATCATCCCAAGATGAGACTGGTACTGGACACTAAGAAAGACAGGAGAGATTACTCATCCGTCAAAGACGGTAAGTATACTCTCCTAGGTAAAGACACAGAATACTCGGAGCAAGGTGTCGAAGGACACCTGTTCCAAGTAGCTTCTGTGATGCAAGATATATGTCTTGGGTTGAGATACGAGCGCAGGCCCGTATATCTCCCAAGGCAAATTTTTAGCGTAGGCAAGATGCCAGCTTTCTGGAACACAGAAAGTTGGGCAAATGCCATATGGAGTCAAATTCCCAAGGTCACGAACGTTACCGTTCAGGCCCTCAGGGAATTGTTAGGAGAAGTTCCAAAGAACTTGACCAACCTACGGTCGGTCAAGACTATGGAAAGACATTTTGATAGCGAGGCCGTCACTGAGGTATTTTCAATACCCGAGGACGACCCCATCAGAAATTATATAATCGTCCCGAGGGACCTTGCTAGCAAGGTTCCTCCGGGCGTATTAGATAGACTAGTTGCAAGTAAGCACCTTACCACTTCCTCGGAAGTGGAGGCGCTGTACTTGTACATGAAGAGAGTGGAAACCCTCCAACAGACTGTTGAACAAACAGATCTGATGGAGATGGTTTTCTCAAGATGTACAGAAATGCCATCATACACTTTTGACGAAGTCAAAAGGGTATGCACGGATTTCAAAGAAGAGTTCTACAAAAAACGATGGGCTGTTAAGCCCCTCGTCGATGTAGACTACTATTTTACAGAGGATATTGACGAGTTTCGAAACTCTGACCCCCGGAATGTTGACATTCCGGAGTTCCAATACCTCAAAAGATTTGGGAAGAGAATTCCCCCCAGCACGCCCAAAACGCGTGCTGAGGAGGAACTCTACAGATGGTTTTGTGAGTGGAGACAAAGTATTCTTGATGAAGAATACTATGAGCTCCCCCCACTACAATTACTAGAAGACGACCCGTACATCATCCAACAGATTGGACGTGATGAACGGGAGGTCGCCGTTATAGTTACAGATGACAAGAAACTTTGTAGACTAGCGTCTAACAAGTTCCTTGACAAGCTGATTTTAAGAATATCCATCCGAAATTGGGTTCTCATGGACGCCGATGAGAAGCCAGTTTTGGATGCATTAAGAGATGATTTAAAGGTGCCTGGACATGTCCTCGTTGACGAGGGCAGTCTAGACGCCTTTTTATGGAAAACTGATATCGATCCGCTCGCCTTCCCTGGGTGGGACGAACGGATCGATATGAAGAAGCCTAGGGAGCAAGAAGACATTTACAATGTCTACTTGCCACCTATCAGAACGTCAAACGTCTACGATTTCGTTGAAATCATGGACGCAAGACGTGCAGTGAGGATCCTTGGACGACGAGGTGGCGGCTGATAGTTTCTGCTATCAGCCGTGCGCACACCTCGGTGAGTCCGGATCCAATTTGCCGGCAATCACGTACACGCGTACGCCGTGGGCTGGACCTCCGAGGAGGTGCCGCACGACGCGTGGGTCACGAGTCAGTGATTTTTT